TTGCCTCCACTTGCATCTGGGTATATGTAAATCTTATTCATAGGGTATCTGGCTTTGATCTCTTGGGCAATGCTATCTGTATCGTGACTCCCACTAATTTCGTCAAATATTAACAATTTTTGATTTTGTACAATACCTATTACACAGTTCATATTCCCAATATTAAAATCTAGACCCAAGCGAAGAGGTTCTAATCCTATCTCAGGCTTAACAGTAGTGACATTGTTTTCTCTGGTAAAGCGATCATATACTTGCCCAGTAGTTAAATTAATAAACTCTCCATTGAGATAAGCTTGCAACATAGATGGGTCATAGTTGCTTTGCATACGTTCAATGAAGTCACTGGGCAGATGTGGGTTATCCTGAGTCCTCATTTTGATTAGCTGCCTGTCGGTTCTCTCCTTTGCTTCATCTGTACCAAAGGTGTTGTATAGCCATCTAAATCCCTCTGGTGTACTAGCTGCACAAAACTGGCGAACATTACCAGCCCTTAGTCGTCCCAGTATCTTTGGAAAAGCTTTATCACAAATAGCTGGCGAAACTGTGTCGATTTCATCTACTAGGACGTGCGATAAATTTAAGCCTATAATCCTTGAGTAGTTTTCAAAACTTCTGCATAAAAGCTTGCTGTCACCTTCCTTAAAGTGCAAAGTATATTCTGGTAAAGGACTAGCTCTAAAGCTGTAAGGTATCTCATAGTATTCAAGGAACTGATCGAAGTCTGTAATCCAAATATCTCTGATAAGCGGTGCTACAGGCTCAAGGATTGCACCAATAAATCCAATATTCATAGCAGCCAACTTAACTGCCATACTGCACAACGCCCTAGTTTTGCCTGCTCCATACCCTGCACTAAGTCCTACTATCTCATTCTGATTATCAAAAAACTGTTGCTGCGGTGAGTGTAAATCAGCCCTGATCCTATCCAATAAATCATCAGTATCAATATCAACGTAGTGACTACCTATGTGATCTAGTACAGATCCTTCCTTGTTTAGTATGCTCAAGACATCACCTGACCGACCTTTGCCATTGAGTTTATACAGCCTAAAGCCACTGTCAACTGCCCTGATTTCCTAGCCTCTTTTGCCAGTGATGCGTATTGAGCTAAAACTTCCGCAGTAAATTGTCTCCTATCAATATCAAAGTCTTGCTTGAGAATCTCTCTGGCATCTGATATATAGCTATCAACAGTTCTTTGTGTAACACCCCACTCAGTTGTAGCAAATTGCAGTATATCTGATCTAACAGTACCAACAGACATAAGCCTAGCGACTTTGTTCACTCTGAACTCATGCTCATTCTTGCTAGTTCTACCGTTAGCCACTATAGAAATATGGTTTTTATTATTCTAAATGTAGCGTCAATCGTTAGATTTTGTCGATTTTCCTTGCTTTTCCCAGCTTGTTTTAAGAAATATTAGTTCATCAATTCTTTTTCTAAGTGCATTGATGCGGTCATTATTAAATGTATCAAAGTCTTTGTTTTTCATATTCTTTGTACATTGTTTCTCCATTGGTATAAAAGCTTTTTACCATATCAAAAAAGTAAAAATCTTCTCTTTTCACTTTATCGTCACCATGATATTTTGCATTAATTTCTTTCGATTCTTCTAATCTTTCTTTGCAATTGGTAAATACTTCTTTCGGCCAATCTTTTTTTGGTATTTTTATCAAACCTTGTAATTTCTCCATAATTAAATCTGGATCACTATATTCAACATCTGGAAAATTTTTTGTCAACCAACAAGGATCTGGAACCCAAGAGTAGCAATCTATATATTCAATTTCATGCTTTAAAACTCTTTCTTTGTAGTAGTCATCTTCACTTGTAATGATTTTACCTTTTAAACCATCAGCAAAGGTTCTAAAGTTGATAAAAGTAGGATTACCTGTTATAGGTTCTAGATATTCAAGCTGTGCATAATGAAACTCATCAGTTCCAGCTTCACCTTCAGATGGGTTATAAGTTACCCATGGATTTTCCCAATAGTAGGGTAAAAAATAATCTTCATAAAATTCATTATTAAAGTATTGTTGATGCCAGTCTTGAGCATCTTCAAGCATGATTTGTTCGTAATCAAATTTTTTAGTAGTCATAATGATTTGATTTGAAAGTTTGCAAGTTGGTCTTTTACTTTTTGGACTTCTGGTGGAAGTGTTGCTTTTTGGTTTTTAATATTTTTTTGTATAAGCTTATTCATCAGCTTTTCTGTTTTAGTCCAGCTTTCTTTTCTCATGTTGTGTATATCTCTAACAATGTCGATAGGAATATCTACACCAACATTGTTTCTTATGTGACCATCTGAATCTCTGTAACCATGAGAGATTATCTGACCATCTATGTCGTATTGTGGATTAGCTGCATTGCAATAACATATGAGAGCTAAATCCTGACCAGAGAACCGCCTTCCCTTGTCATCAATGTCATAGTCTGGTAAATGGTTGTTTACTAACTTGTCTGAGTTATTGATAATGCCTGTATCATTGCAAGCATAACAAGTGTATTTAGGTGCGTTGAAAGTAACTTCTCTATCAACAGCAGATCTTTTATAATTTTTCATTTATTTTTTTACCTTTCTTTCTTCTAAATCTTCAAATGGGTTCATTTCTTCCCATTTTCCATTTTTAAATATTTTGATCTTTTCTGGTTCATTTGCATTGAAGCAGATTTGACCTTCAACTGGTAAGTCGTTTTCCATATGGTGTTAAAAGGGTGTTTGTTTGGGTTTTCCTAATTTAGTTTTTTTATTAGATACTGTCAATAGATATTGTTCATATTGGCCTTTGCTGATCCAGCGGTGAGCATCTGGAAACAATGGACTGAACTTATCCTGTTTTAATTGCTTTGTTCTGGCTCTTATATCGGCCTCAAGGCATTGTTTTAGTTTTTCCCTTGTCTTTGCATCTAATTTCATAAATTCATTATATGCTGGCTTTTTCGATAGGGATATTGTTCTCATGTCTTTTGGTATTTCCAGATAAGTTTTCCAAAAAGGTTCAAAGCTTTTATTTTTATAGTTATT